ATGTGGCAGAAAAATTACACATATGAAGATATCCCTCAGGCGATAGAAGCCCTGCCGGAGCTGCGGCGGGAATTGGAGAGGCATCCAGCCTCTAAGGATGCCCTGCTGCAGATTTTCGTGGCAGGTCATGGCTGGCAGGAGGCTGCTGAGCTTCTTGACAGTCTGGACAGGGAACTGCCGGGGCTGAAGCTGGCAGGCTGTTCCGAGTATATTTCCGGCGACCCCGGGCGACCGCGCGGGGTCAAGCTGAACCTCCTGGGAACCCGGGAGGCAGAGATTTTGGTGGCAGAGCTGCCCTGCACTCCGGGGGAGGAAGAAGCGGCAGCAAGGCAGTTAAAAGAAATATTAGGGAGGCAGGAGCATGTTCGGGGGCTGCAGCTTTTTGCTGTGAATCCCGCCTTGGCAGTCACCAGGTTCATGGATAGTGTGGCTAAGGGCAGGGAGGAAGTCCCCATCTTTGGCGTCATGGCCAATACTGTCGCCCAGTCCCTGCGGGGAGAGGCACGGGAAGGTGAGGTCTATGCCATAGGCAGGACGCTGCTTTCCTCCGGCTTTGTAGTGGCCATCTACGCTGGGGAGAGCCTGGACATCTACATGGACTACATCCTGGGCTGGCAGCCTGTGGGCCGGGAGTTTGCGGTGGCACTGGGGGAGAAGACATCCGTGGGGGAGGGCTGCGTGAAAGAGATTGACGGCAGGCCAGCCCTGGAGGTTTACAAGAAGTATTTTGGCGTGGGATGGGACGAATACTTCGTTGCCAATGTCTGTGAATTCCCCCTGATGGTGCAGCGGCAGGGCAAGCCTATCTGCATGGTGCCTCTGGCCAAAAGCGATGCAGGGGCGCTTTACTTCTCTGCTCCTGTCTATGAGGGGGAGAAGCTTTGCTTTTCCTATGGCACCGAAGAGGAAGTGCTGGGCTCCACTATGGCGGGCAGCGAGCGCATGAAGGCTTTCGGGCCCGAAGCTGTCTATATGTCCCTTTGCGGCAACCGCCTGAATTTCCTTCAGGAGGAGGCCCATCTGGAGTGGGATTACTACCGCCGCTATTTCCCTGAGCTGGTATACTGCCACGGCCATTTTGAGATTTCCCTGCAAAAGGGACAGGGCGGAGTGCTGAACAGCTCCTTCGTGGCAGTGGGGTTCCGGGAGGGCAAGGCGGGAGAGGGCGCCCCCGTGGAGGTGCATAGCCAGCCCTACCATCATCAAGGCGATGGCATCATCCCCCTGTCCTACCGCATGAGCCGCTTTTTGCACATGGTCACCCATGAGCTTTCGGAAATGGCGGTGGAGGCCGAGGCTGCCAACCGGGCCAAGTCAGCTTTCCTGTCCAGCATGTCCCATGAGATACGCACCCCCATCAATGCGGTGCTGGGCATGGATGAGATGATCCTGCGCAGCACCGGGGAGGATGACACATTGGTGACATGGATTTTACAACGGGATTATCTGTCGGACTTATCCTCGGAAGCGTCGGCGGCTTTGCCGTCGGCTTTTATAATTTCGCAAGAGCCGTTGTCGTGTCCGAATCGGACACCGAGCAGGAAGAAATCATACAAGAGCCGAGTAATGCGCCGGAAACAGCAGAGCCGGAAAATATTTCCCAGAACAAGGCGCAAAAATATTCCGGTGCAAAGCGGCGCAGAAAGAAAGGCATAACCGGGAGAAGCAAGAAGAAACGCAAAAGGGGCGGGTGAATATGGCAGAACCATGGGCGGCAAAATTTTATAATAGCAAAGCATGGAAAGACCTGCGGGGGCGGCTGATTGTAGCCGCAAATTATACTTGCCAAAAGTGCGGGAAAAATCTTGTCTTGAATCCGGCAAGGCTTATTGGACATCATAAAATCCAACTTGACCCCAAAAATATTCTGGACGTAAATATTGCACTTAATCCGCAAAATATTGAGATTATCTGCAAGGAGTGTCACGACGAAGAACACAAGCGGTATCGCTTTAGCGGATCGCACAATGTTTATCTCGTTTATGGTGCGCCGTGCTCCGGCAAGTCAACGTGGGTGAATCAAACCGCAGAGCGCGGCGATCTGATTATGGACTTGGACGCTATCTACTGCGCTATCTCCGGCTGTGCTATGCACGACCACCCGAACAACCTCAACAAGACAGCTTACGCCGTGCGTGACACCATACTGGAGCAGGTACGCATGAGGGCGGGGGCGTGGCACGACGCATACATCATGGGAGGCTACCCGCGCAAGCTCCAACGCGAGGGACTGGCAGGGAGGCTGGGGGCTGAACTGGTTTACATCGAATCAACGCCGGAAGAAGCAAAGGCACGGGCTATGGCAAGCCGTGGAGCATTGGCGGGCGAGTGGTGCGGGTACATCGACAAGTGGTTCCGGGAGTTTACGGAATGATTGACCCGCCGGAACGGGGCGGCTCGTGCCGTTGGCTCGCGAAAAATCCTGTCGGGGCGGCTTGCTCTGACCTCCCCCCCTCCTGTGGGCTGGCGGGATTTTCCAAAAGACCAGGGGGCCTGCGTTTTTATCGCCAAAATCGAATTTTTGACTTTTCCCGAAACCCGTTGAAAACTTGAAAATCGGCGAAAAGTCTTTTTAGGGGGTGCGAAAATGGGCGAGATGGGGCGTATTCTGGAAGCCCTGCGGGCGGCGACCGAGGACGAGAGGGCAGAATTTCGCCGTCTGCTTTTTGCGCCGACCGGGGAGCCGCTATCCGTGGTGCAGGAGCATGACCGTTTGCGGGCATTGTTCGCCGACGTGGACGAGAAACAAGTGGAGCTTGCAGACGGGGCAATATGGGAGGCGGCGCGAATCCGTCACCAGTTGGACGAGATAAACGAGCGGGCGAAGGTGTCCGGCCTCGTAAAGTTCCACCCGGAAGATCCCACAAAGCAAAAAGTCCTTCCCGTTTCAAGGGAACTACCAAAACTCCGGGCGGGGTATGCGAACATCATCTTCAAGTTGATTCGCGTCCTTGGAGCGAATGTAAACGAGGACGAGTTGGGGCTTGACGATTACGAGTAAAGGAGCAAAAGACACTCTATGAGCCATACAGCGAAAGTGAGACTGGCGATTATCGCTTGGTTTTTGGGCGTTGGGTTTGCCCTATATCTTGACTACATGGTTTTTGACGTAGAGCCTTTTGTGGTATTCATACAAGGATATGCAGCCAGAGGGCTTTGTAACAGTATTGGGGAATACGCCAACCAGTTTTGGAGATAGCAAGGCATTTTAGGCAGAAAGGAGGCGGGCGGCTGTGTCGTATATTCGCGATTATTGGGACGAGATAGAATCCGGCAAGACGATTGTCGGTTATTATGTCCATCGGCAAATGGAAATGCTGATTGACGATTTGGAGAATCCGAATTTGCGGATAGACTACGAAGAAGCGGAGAAAAGAATCCGTTTTATCGAGCATGAGTGCCGCCATTCCGAAGCTCCTTTTGCCGGGAAACCGTTTATCCTACTGCCATTTCAGAAAGCCATTCTGGAAGCTATTTTCGCCATTAAGATTTACAATGACGAATTGGGGAGATATGTGCGGAAGTATCAAGAAGTCCTGCTTGTCATGGGGAGGAAAAATGGCAAAACTCCATTTGCTTCCGCCCTTTCTCTTTCCGAGTGGGTATGCGGGGAGATGGGGACGAAAATCCTTTACGGCTCCAATGACTACGACCAAGCGGATTTGCTTTATACGGCAACAGACGCTATGCGGGAGGCTTCTCCGAAACTTGCCAAGTGTACGCGCCGCAACCAAAAAGGGATTTTCTTCGGCGGGCGGCGGCAGAAAAATCACGTCGGCAAATTCACGGCGCAAAACAAAGGTTCTATCCGTAAACTTTCGGCGCGGACTTCGGCAAAAGAGGGGCGCAATATCAAAGTCGGCATCGTGGACGAGGTTCACGAACTAAAGGACGATACATTTATCATGCCGATAAGACAGGCTCTATCAACGCAGGATGAGCCGCTTTACATCGAGATAACTACCGAGGGATTTACGGATAACGGCTACCTTGACGCACGATTAAAGACAGCGGAGGCGGTCTTGGAGGGCGAACAGGAAAAGCCGAATATGCTCATATTCTGGTACACGCAGGACAGCGAAGAAGAAATATGGCGTGATGAAAAATCTTGGTACAAGTCAAATCCGGGCATGGGAGCCGTCAAGAAATGGTCTTTTCTCCGGGGAATGGTGGAGGACGCAAAGAACTCTGCCAGCACCAAGGCTTTTGTGTTGGCGAAGGATTTTAACATCAAGCAAAATTCCTCGGCGGCGTGGCTGACCGAGGATATTTTGACGAACAAAGCAACCTTCGATATTGAGGAACTTCGGGGGCAAGTCTTTATCGGCGGCTTTGACTTTGCGGAAACCACCGACCTTTGCAACGCCAAGGCTCTTTTTGTCAATCCGTGGACAATGCAGAAACGCACGTTATCCATGTACTTTATCCCGGAAACAAAAGCTGACGCGATTTTAGAGGACAGCAACAAACTCAACCCGGAAAAGAAAAACTATCGGGATTGGGAAAAGCGCGGTCTTGTCACCATTTGCCAAGGAACGGAAGTAAACCCCGTGGACGTGGTGAAGTGGTTTGTCAATCTCACGCAAGTTTTGAATGTCCTGCCGTATAAAATCGGCTTCGATAATTGGCATGCGAAAGGCGTAAAAGATTTAATCATCGAGGCTTTCGACGAAAAGGAAATGCTGGAAAGAATCGGCATGGATTTTATGAGCCTCAACGGGGCTATGTCCTCTCTGGAAACAGACCTCATGTATAAAAAAATCAATTACAACGACAATGAGGTTGACCGTTGGTGCCTACGAAATACGGCATTGAAATTGAACACAATGGGATTGAAAATGCCCGTGAAGCTATACAACCAGAGCAAAAACCGAATTGACGGAACTCTGGGCTTTTTGATTTCATACGCCACATACAGCAGATACAGCGACACTTATCTGCAATACCAAAAGGGGAGAATCCCGGAAGGGAGGGAATGGGCTTGATATTCAGTTTCATAGAGAATGTTATGAACCGCTTTCGGCGCAACAAGGAAAAGCAGATATTGGCCGAAGTGCTGACGGATTCGCGGGCGGTCTTTTCGTCCTTTGGACGCAACATCTACATGAGCGATCTGGTGAATAATTGCATTGACCGTATTGCTGTCGAGATTTCAAAAATCGAAGTTGTATCGGTGATTGAGAAAGAGGGTAGCATAACGAAGCTGAATGACGATATATCAAGACTGTTCCGCTTTCAACCGAACGAACTTCAACCCGCGAAAGATTTTCTCTCCTGCTGCGAATGGCTGCGCCGGAAGAATATGAACTGCTTTATTTATCCCCAATGGGAAACGGTGCAGAATAAAAGAGGAATGACCTTTCGGAAGTACAAGGCATTTTATCCATTGAACCCAATAAGCGCGGAACTCGGACATTTCGAGGACGGGCGGTGGGCGATTAAATTTTTTTGGCGGGACGGGAGCTATGATATTCTCCCTTATGATTCCGTGATACATCTTCGGTGGCGAAGAGGAACATCAACACTTATCGGGGGCGGCGACGATAACGGACACGCAGACGAGCGGGACATTTTGCGGTCGCTCCAAATTCATGACAAAATGCTCCAAGCAATGCCGAAGATGTTAGAGGCCGGAATGACATTCAACGGCATTCTGAAAATAAAATCCCTGCAAACGTCGCCCTTACAAGAAGATACACTAAAGGATTTTGAGGGGCGGTTAAAAAAATCAGACCTCGGCATACTGGCAACGGATTTGGCTTCGGAGTTTGTGCCGCTGGACAGAAAGTTTCCGCAGGTGCCGGACAATGTGATGAAATTCGTGAAGGATATTATCCGGGAAAGATACGGTATCAGCGAGGCCATTTTGTCCGGGGATTACAACAGCGACCAGCACAGCGCATTTTATCAATCCTGCATTGAAGACTTCATTATTGAATTTGAGCAAGCCTTTTCCAAACGGCTTTTTTCCGACCGGGAGCAGGACGTGGGGCATAGAGTGAAAGGCTATTATTCCAAAGTGGCCTATTTCTCAACGAAGGAGAAAATGCAACTGGCGAAACTGGCAACGGAAACAGGGCTAATCACTCTCAATCAGCTTGCGGAGATTTTCGGCTATCCACCATTCGATGGAGGAAACAGAAGAATCCAGAGCCTAAACTATGCGAACACGGATATTGTTGACCAGTACCAGATAAAGAATGCCAAAAACAGAAAGGAGAAACCGAGCGATGGGGACGATGAATAAAAGCAAATTGCCCGCCACAGGGGAAACCGAGTGGAGATGTTGCCAAGGGCAGGAGTTTAGAGCCGTGGAGGGCGAACAAGGGGAAAAAGTCATTGAAGGACACCCGGCGGTTTATAACCAAAAAACGGCTATCGGCAACTGGTTTTATGAGATTATCGAGCGTGGCGCATTTGACGGCGCAGATATGACAGATGTTCCCCTGCTCGTCAATCATAACATGAAGCAAATTCCCGTGGCGCGGTCACGAAGGAACAATGGAAACAGCACCATGCACTTATCTCTGGACGAAAAGGGAATTGCCATAAGAGCAACCCTTGACACAGAGAACAACGCAGACGCAAGGCAACTGTATTCCGCTGTTTCTCGCGGCGATATGGACGGCATGAGCTTTGCTTTCCGGGTAGATAAGGAAGAATGGGAAGACCTTGAAAGCGATATGCCAACGCGCCGTATCAAAGCCATTTCCAAGGTATTTGAGGTAAGTGCTGTAATATGGCCTGCCTATACAGATACAGATATTTCTGCTCGTGCCGGAGCGGGTGTGCTGGAGAGCGCACAACGGGCATTGGAGAACGCCCGCGCCAAGGCTTCTTTGGAGAAAGAAGAACGGCAGTCGGTGGACACCGAGAACGAGATTGAGTTATATCGCATGAAAAACCGCATTTTAGGAGGCGTGTAAAATGGATTTCACGAAAATGATTAAGCGTCTGGAAGAGCGCAGGGCGGCTCTTATCGACCAATCCGACAAGAGCGAGGACACCAAGGAACTTCGCTCCATCAACAAGCAGATCCAGCAAATCAACGACGACATAGCCGACCTTCGGGCAGAACAGGCGAAAGTCGAAGCCGAGGCGCGGGCGGCAGAAGAAGCCGCCAAGAAAGCCAAGGAGGAAGCCGAAGCGCGGGCAGCGGCAGAGGCCGCAGAGGCGGCAAAGAAAGCCGCGCAGAAGGACGAGAGAACGGCGGCGGTCAACGGGGACGAAACCCCGGAGGACGGTGAACAGAGAAGTGCGGGCGGCTCTCCTGCCTTTACTCCCGGCAAGGGCTTTTCGGCATCCCAAGAGGGGCGCGGCGTGGACTACTCCAAGGCACTTGAGAGCCGGGAGGACGCAGGGCAGAACCTTAAAGAGAACCGGGCGGTGAATTGCCCCATCGGTATCTTTACGGAAGTCCGCACGGTGGAAGTAGGCGACGGCTCCACCATCGTTGTCCCTTCCTATTCGGCGAACACCATCAACAAAGATTTCAACATGGTGTCCTCCCTCATCGACAACGTGGCACACAAGTCTATCATGGGAGGAAATTCCTTCCAGCAGCCTTATGTGGCGAATATTGCGGCGGGGACATACACAGCCGAAAAGGGAACGTCCACAGCAACCGAAACCACGTTCGGCTACGCTGACATCAACAGCGCAAAAATCACGGCTTACGGCGAAGTCACCGAGGAACTGATGAAACTGCCGAACGCTCCTTATGCCGACGAGGTTTTCCAGAATATCCGCACCAGCATGAGAATGACGCTGACAAAGGAAATCCTTATCGGCACCGGGGCGACCAACCGCCTTGTGGGTATCTTTAGCGACAAGGCAACGGCGATTGAAGCGGCAACGGATATTTCCTTTGCCACCATCGACGATACCACCTTGGATCAGATTGTTTACAGCTATGGCGGTCCCGAAAATGTGGAAGGCTCGGCGGTGCTCATTCTGAACAAGAAAGACCTCATGGCATTTGCCAAGGTACGCACCTCTACCAAGGAACGCTTCTACGACATCAAGAGCAACGGCAATTTCGGCACCATCAACGGCATTCCCTTCATCGTCAATTCCGCTTGTGGACACCTCACGGGAGCAAGCACGGCGAAGGATACCTACTGCATGGCATACGGCAACCTTGCCAACTACCTCATTGTGGAATTCTCCCCGGTGGAGGTAAAACGCTCGGAACACGTCAAGTTTGCCGAAGGAATGGTAGCCTATCGTGGCAATGTTATGGCGGGCGGCAACGTCGTGGCGAAAAACGGATTCCTCCGCATCAAAAAAGCGGCGACGGCATAAAAAGACAAGCGGGCGGCACTTGAAAGAGTGTCGCCTTTGCTTATGAAAGCGAGGGGAAAATATGAAATACCGAGTAATTAAATCTTTCCTCGACAAAACAACACGCAAGCCCTACAACGTGGATTACATCTACGAAACGGACGATATAGAACGCGCCAAGGAGCTTGCAGCGGGCGGCTATATCCTTATGCCGGAGAGCGAGGAAAAGAAACCTGCGGACGAACCGCCGAAGGGTGAGGAAACAACGCCGGAGAACAAGGGCGAAACCGAAAGTGGCGTGTCCGATTCGGACACTAAGCAGGCGGAAACCGAAAACGGCGAAACCAAGAAGAAAACTACAAAGAAATAGGCCGCTGAACGCTCCTGCGTGGCCTGTGGGACGTTTTAACACGGGGAGGGTAGTGCAATGTCGGGGGAAGAACTAAAGGCTGTTGTAGCCGCCCTCACGATGGATGAGCGCGAAATGCTCCTGAAGGAACTCCAAAAAGCGGAGGAACTGGAGGAAGCGGAACTGGCAAGACTTCTCCATGTGGACGAGGACAACACGGACGAACTCGCCAACATGAAACTCTACAAAAAGAGCGCGGAGGAATACCTTGCGGGGGCGGGAGTGACCAAAGATTACACTTCTGGCCTTTACGTCGATCTCGTTGTTGCGCTGATTGCCCGCCGTGCGGAACGACCGGACGCGCTGACAAAATTCGGCGATATGCCGGGGAGCGGGATTGTGGCTATGGTCGCACAACTGCGGCAAAGCCAAGCCTACGCAAAGAGCCAAGGGGCGGGTGATACAGCATGAGTATTGCCAACATTGGGCGGCTCTGCAAAAAAGTGAGTATCATTTCCGGCGTGGCGGGAGAATACGGGGGATTTGAAACCATCACGGACAATCTGCTCTACGAGAACATTTGGGCGGATATTGTTTCCATGAAGGGACGGGAGCGTTTCGAGCCTATGAAGGGGCGGGAAAACTATATCCCAAACCCCATACGCAACGACGAAGAAGTGAAAATCATTGTAAGGTATCGTCCCGACATCACGGAAGGGTGCAAGGTGCTCTATCATAAACACATCTACGAAATAAAAAGTATCATCGACCCGGACATGGAGCATGAAAGCCTTGAACTCTATTGCACCGAAAAGAAGCGGGGCAACACTCCTGCGGGAACAAAACTGCCCGCAGAAGAAACTCCAAACGAAACTTCCGGCGACGTGGTGAAAAGTGAGGCGTGGGTGCCATGATCGACATAACGGAAACTTCGGGCTACCGAGGAAACGGCGCAGATTTACGGTTTACAAACCTTGCGGACTTTATGCGAAAGTTGAACCTTGTGGCGAATGAATATCCGAAGACCTCGGAAAAACATCTTCGCGCCATTGGCAACCAGCTAAAGAAAGCGGCGCGGGCAAATACTCCCGTGGGCAAAACCTCGGACAAGTACACCGTCAAGTACGGAAGAAATGCCGGGAAAACACGCAGGAGCAAAATCAAGCTGAAAAATACTTGGTCGGGAAGAACCGTGGGAAGTGCCGGGGAAAACCTCGAATACCAACTTCGGAGCAAGTCGAAACGGTATCACTTGGTAGAGCGCGGCCATTATCTCGTATTTATGGGTAAAAGAACTAACCGCTTTGTGCAGGGAAAATTCTTCTTCGAGAAAACGGTGACGGATTTTGAACGAAGCGACGCGGTGGAGCGGGAAATGAGAAAGATGTTCCAAGAAATTCAGAGAAGACTGGAGGGATAAAACTTGCTGAAACAAACCGATATTTTGCGGGCGGCGCAAGAACGGCTGAAAAAACTATATCCTCTCCCGGTGTATCTCGATGAAGTCAAGGAAGATTTTCAGACCCCCTGCTTTTTCCTCAAACTCATCAAGCGAGTGGAGCCACACAATATAAGCTCCGACAAATGCCTCAACGATTGCTTGTTGGTCATTACTTATTTTGCGCTGAAAGGAACGGTGCAAGCCGTTGACCTTTACGACATCAAGGACAGCGTAGCGGCGGCTTTTTGGCGGGGAATGAAAGTATGCGACCGTTACATTCATTTTGAGGAAGTACGGAGCGACACGGACAGCGAGGAACAGGAAATCGTCTATATACAACTGCCTTTCCAGTATTACGATTCGGACGGCGGGGAGGACGAGGAACTGCCGCGCATTATGAAAATTTATCAATCCGAGCGTATCAAGGGGACACAGGAATACCATTGTACGCCGGAGGGAATGGAGGTAGAAACACATGAGCCAACTGGGAATGCCTGACATTATTGTGGCGTTCAAAGAACGGGGCATAGCAGCAATTCAACGCTCCAAGCGCGGTATCGTCATGCTCGTATTGGAGGAAGAGGGCAAGGATTTGGTAAATGACCATCTTGACCTGTTCTCTGTTGACGATATTCCGAGCGAGGGTATCACGGATTTCAGCCGGGAGCAAATGCAGCTTGCGTTGGAAGGTTATCAGCTTGCACCGAAAAAAGTTATGGTGTACTTTATCCCGCCCGTAAAAGAGGACAAGGAAAGCGCAGACGCAGGAGCGGGAGAAGGAGCGGCCAGCGGCGACGGGGCAGACCTTTCCGGCGACGGTGAAAGCACCGTCAGCGGGGGCGGCGAGGCTATGGTTGACGAAGGCGACGAAGAAGGAACCACGGAGGCGGGCGGCGTGTCCGATTCGGACGCCACGGCGGGCGACACCACCGAGGAAACCGCGACCGAAACGGAAACCGCAACCACGGAGAAGAAACAGGATTATTCGGCGGTGTTGAAACTTGCCGAGGCGGTGAAATTTACCTATCTTGTCATTCCGCAGATCCGCCCTTCCCAAGTGAGGGAGATTGCAAGCTGGATCAAGTCTATGCGGACGGTGAAGCACATCATGGCGAAAGCCGTCTTGCCGAACTGTGCGGCAGACAACGAGGGCGTTATCAATTTCACCAACCGCATTATCAAGACCAAGGACAAGAGTTACACGGCGGCAGAATACTGTTCCCGCGTGGCGGGACTTCTCGCCGGAACGCCTATGACGATTGCCACCACCTACGCTCCCCTTGCGGAACTGGTGGAGGTGGAAATGGAAACCAAGGAGGAAAGGGACGCAAGAGTAGCCAGGGGCGAATTCTTCCTGTTTTCCGATATGCAGAAAATCAAAGTGGCGCGGGCGGTCAATTCCTTTGTCACCACCTATCAGGGCAAGGGCGACCAATTCAAGAAGTGCAAAATCGTGGAACTGCTCGATATGATTCACGACGACATACGGCAGACCGGGCATGATTCCTATATCGGCAAATATGCCAACAGCAAGGAAAACCGGGATTTGCTTTGCACAGCCATTACAGGATATTTCAAGACGCTGGAAACGGAAGGATTGCTTGAAGAAGATGAAAACGAAGCCTTTATTGACCTTACGGCGGTCAAGAACTGGCGACTTTCCAACGGCCTCAACACCAAAGAGGAACTGGAAAGCATGGACGAGAGGGAGCTGAAAAAGCTCAATCTCCACGACAATGTTTTCATTGCCGCTGACCTTTCGCCTCTGGATGCTATGGAAAATATCCAAGTCAACTGCGCGATTGATTAAGGGAACGAGGTGAGAAAGCTATGGAAATCATGGAATCCAAGCGGCCTTTTTACGGCAGCAGGGGGATGCTTTGGATTGACGGGTACCGCGTGGCAGAGGTACTGGAAGTCAAGGCCACCTTGACGGCGAAAAAGCTGGAAGTGCCTATGGCTCGTCATTTGAGCGTAGGTTACAAGATGGTGGGCTTTGAGGGCAAAGGCTCTTTTAAGGTGCATAAAGTCACGTCGTACTTCATCGAAAAGCTGGCTCCGGCTATCAAAGAAGGGCGACAGGTACTTTTCACCCTCGTTTCCGATGTGGACGATCCGGACGCAGTAGGCAACGAGCGTGTTGAACTTTACAACTGCATGGTTGACAGCGTTGACCTCATCAACTGGGCGGTTGGCAAGCTCTCCGAGGAAGAGTACAACTTCACGTTCGAGGATTACGAGATGACGGATAAGGCAACGGCATAAGCTGAAGAATACGCCGCCCCTTTACATGAGAAAACATGGCAGGGGGCGGCTGTTTTTAAGGAGAGTGCAATCATGGATATGATAGAAAAACTGCTCAAAAAGAGCAAAGAAGAACTCACCAACACACAGACCGCCGAGATTGAGATTGAGCGGTTGTCGGAACTTATCGGGGAGCCGTGCATATTCAAAATTCGCGGATTGACCAATAAGGAAATGAAGGAACTCCGGGAACTGAACACCAAGAAGGAATGGCGCAAAGTCCAGAAGAACGGCAAAGTTGTCAAAGAAGAAGTCGATGTTATCGACACCTACAAGCTGGGCTTGGACACGATTGTGGAGGCGACCATTGAGCCGGACTTTAGGGACAGCCGTTTGCGGGAAAAATTCGGCACGGAGATACCCACGGACATTGTGGAAGAAATGCTCATGCAGGGGGAAATTATAAAGATCGCCAACACCATCAAACAGCTTATCGGCGACACCGAGGAAGAAACCCAGCAGGACATTGACGAAGAAATAAAAAACTAATCGACACCGACGGCGGGGCGGAACGCTTGTTTTTGATGTGGCATTGGCACCACTTGACACCAAGCGAATTTTTCGCCAGAGGTGAAGGAGAACAGCAATTATTATACGCTTTCACACTCTATGAAATGAATTATCGTATGGAGATTGAGAAAGCGAAAAACAAAGCGTGGGCAGAATTTTTCGCTAAACTGCTTGGAGCGAAATAAGGGGAAAGGAAGGGTAAAATGGCAAGCATTATTGACGCGATTATCAGACTGCGCGACCAATTTACCCCTACCCTTTCCCGCGTTCGGACGCAACTCTCGGAAACACAGCGGGTATCACAACGGGCGGCGCGAGATGTAAGTCGCCTTGGGGAATCTATCAGCGGTATTGGCGAAAAAATGATGATACCTACGGCTGCTATTGGCGCAACGGTAGTAAAAGCGGCAGATACCTACATGGGTTTTGAAAAGACCATGACCCAAGCCAAAATCCGCTCTCAATCCACCAAAGAAGAATTCGAGCAGATGATGGAAGCCGCCATTGATTATGCCGGAACATACCCGGCAAGCGGCGAAGAAGTGGCGCGGGTATTCGATATGCTGGCGGCGGCGGGCTTCAAGGCGGGACAGCAAATAGGAACCGTCCCGGCTATCCTCGAAGGTGCTATTGCGGCGGGTGGCGATATTGAGGGCATGGCAGATGTTATCGTCAAAACAATGTCCTCATTCCATCTAAAGGGCGAAAATGTAGAAGAAACCAAACGCAACGCCGGAATGATTGCCGACATCATGCAGACCACGGTCAATAATTCACGCATGAATATGGCTGACCTCGGCGTTACCATGGGATATTTAGGTGCTCCAGCGGCAGCGGCAGGAGCAAGCCTTTCGGAACTGGGGGCGGCTATGGCCATAGCTTCCAATGCCGGACTTGACGCTTCCACCGTAGGAACATCTTTACGCGCCGTTTTCCTTCGATTGGCGGCAGAGCCAAAAGCAACAGCAAAAGCACTTAAAGAACTGGGAGTATCTGCGGGTGATTCCGTCGGTGACTTCAAATCTTTAATGTCGGTCATGGACGAATTACGACCGAAGATTAAGGATTTAGGCTCCAAGGAACAGATGGAAATTGCAAAGAGTATCGCCGGAATGGAAGCATCGTCGGCGTTTCTCGCTTTAATCAACACAAGCGAGGAAGAATTTCACGAACTGCAAAAAGCCATCGAAAATTCCGGGGGAGCGTCGAAAGCTGCTTTTGAAGAAATGAATAATTCCATGTGGGGCGCAATGAAGTCAATGGAGAGCGCAACGGAGGAATTATTCAATATTCTCGGACAAGCGTTGAAACCAGTAATTGTTGACGTGATGAATGGCATTCGTGATTTCGCTTTGTCGGTGAAAAACTTTGCCAAAGAAAACCCGGAAACCGTGCAACTTGTTATCAAACTGGCGGGCGGCTTTGTGGCTCTTACAGCGGGTATGCTTGTGGCAGGAAAAGCGATTTCCCTGTTTGGCTCCTTTGCCGGATTTCTTGCGCCTATCGGAACGCAACTTGCCAACGGCACAACGCTTATGGGGCTGTTTTCCAGGCGTATTGCTTCTCTTGGCACGTCGTTTCAGACGGTGCGGAATGTGGGCATACTGGCAACGAATCAGCTATTATCACCTTTTCGTAGTATGGGGAATATTCTTGCGGGGCCGTTTCAGGCATTCGGCAGGGCAGCGGCACAAATGCACACACAGCTACGTTCTTTCGGTACTCCTATTTCGGTGCTCCGGGCGGGCTTCTACTCTTTGCGTGAATCTTTCATGCTGTCAAGTGTTGTGAGCAGGATAACGGCTTTTCGTGGTGCAGTATCAAGCAACTTCGGGAGTATCATAAACATCATCAAGGGAATACCCGGGGCAATAATGAATTTGCCACAAACCTTCAGCAGTATTGTTGCGGCAGGGCGGCGAATGTTATCCCTCCGAAACATTTTTACAGCACTTGTCAATGGCTTTCGTGTCATATCCCTTGCTTTTGCGTCAAACCCCGTAGGACTTGCCCTCCTTGCTATCGGCGTAGCCGCTATTTTTGTTGCGAGAAACTGGGAAACCTTCAAACAAGTAGCGGAAACCGTCTGGCAGAAAATATCCTATGTGTTGTCGGAAGTAATCACCAATATCAAGGACCGTTTCAGCGGCCTTGTGGAACATGGGCAACAGGTATTTAACAGGCTCGTGGACGCATGGAATACGCTCACGGGATCGAGCGCGTCTTCCGGCGAAACAATCAGCTTGGTAATAAACACCCTTGGCTCTGTATTTACTGCCGGATTCGACATCATCGTGACGGTGGTGGAATATGCCATAAATAATATTTTCACCGTCCTCAACGGTCTTTTGACCGTATTGGACGGCGTGATACAATTCATCGTCGGAGTATTCACGGGCAACTGGTCGGCGGCGTGGGAAGGTATCAAGACGATATTCACTGGGATATTCGACACAATCACCGGGATATTCGATAACTTCATCAATGCCATTTCCAGCGGAATTGACCGCATTTTAGGGAAAGCCGATACCGCCTCCGAGAAAGCCGCACAAGCAGAAGCGGCAAGTAAAGGCGAAGGACACAACGCCCTTGGCACAAGTTTTTGGAAGGGCGGCCTTACATGGGTACACGGG